GGCTATTTTGCGACCTGCGCAAAATACCTGTGCTATACCGCTCCGAAGTCTTACGACGAAACTTTGCGGTTATGGTACATCTTCGTGAACCAGCACGATGGTCGGGAGGGATAAAACCGGCGACGGTGCCCTCTCCAACTGTACAACGCTCGACCAGCGAGCGCCGTACTAACGTACGGTGTACTTGCTCGGTCAACGAGCGTCGTACTAAGGAGACCATAAGGTCGGGCCTGAAGGTCGTTCGGATTCGCTTTCACCTGGCAAGAGGTGAGCTACCGGACCTAGGACCCGCCGATCTTGGCAAGTATCTCCTACATCTCCTTTCTCCCCCTGGGGAGAAACCTTTCCCCCTGCCGTTCCCCCGAGCCCAGCTCGGTTGGGACGGCCCTTTCCCTCACCTCGTAAGGTTGGGGCGCTACGATAGATGGCTCTTCGCTCAGTCATTATCGTCCATTAAACGCGCGCTCCCAAATCTCACTTGCGAGAAACACCCCCCCCCCTCAGGGTTCCCTGCGTGGAAGGCCAACGCCTGCCAAGCCACGCCCCCTGAGTCCACCCCCCACTTCCGGGAATTCTGCAGAAGACAGTGTCGACGCTTCTTCCCCGTCGGTTGGGACCGGAACTATACCAGTGTCTGTGAAAGTTTCGTACCATCAGCCTCCTCAAGGGAGGAGCCCCTCACTACGGGCTCTGGCTGGTGGGCCGGCAACAGCAACAGAACTGAGTTCCAGGTCGCCACGAGACGAGGTCGAATGCCTTCTTCTGTTAAAGGCAGATTCCGGCTCCGCTATAAGGAGGTCCCTAGTGCCGGGAAGGTGCGCCCCCTGGGCATACCCTCCGTCGAGTACGACCTCCTTGGCCCCCTTCATAAGACCATCTATGATAGGCTATCCAGGACTGGATGGCTTCTGAAGGGACCACCCAAGAGTTCACGGATTAAGCGCGTTTGCCGTCACGAATGGCAAACCTCCGTGGACTTGGTGGGAGCAACCGATGGGCTGCGCTTGGACGTCACCGAGGCCATGCTCGGTGTGATGTTGTCGCGCGCCACTTCGATCCCCGGTCGTGTGAAAGAACTCGCCTGCGAGTCGTTGTACCCTACGGTACGCGGTTCTAAGGTTACGTTCGGGCAGATGATGGGCACCTACCTCTCTTTTC